CTTCGGTTGGATCAACACGGTCTGTTTGACCGCCTGTTCCTGACTTAAGCTTCAGCAAGCCAGGGAAGTTGTTGATATGGGCAGAGTCCAACAAAGCGCGCAAAGCACCTGTCGCAGCGGCACTTAAACCGCCGATCATGTGTGTCAGGCCGATTGGATAAGCACCACGCCAAGGCACGAATGGGAATTCAACCATCCACTGCATCTCTTGCTTGGTCTCATCATCTTCTTCCCAGTTGCGATAGATGGACAGCACGTTCTGAGTCGCCTTGTCCAAGCTGATGATGTACGGAGCCAGTCCATACTTGTCGCCAAAGTCATGGATGATGTAGCATTCGTAAGTGGTTCGCAGACCGTCGATGTTGTAGCTGTCGGTCTGACGGCCTTCGATCTTATTGTTGGCAGTCTCGGCCTTTGATTCTGTCGGTGGTAGCGGACTGGCCATCAGGTCCACGTCCATGTACATACCAGACTCAACACGCTTCTGATACTCAATGCGAGTCAAGTACTGCACATGAGTCTTGCGTTCCGCTGAATAGAAGTTAGTTGCTGCAAACGGCAAGTACACGTCATCGATTGCCACAAACTGAGGCACTGGACGCTTCTTGTTGGCATCCCAAGTGATCTTGAGGTATTGACCACCGCCCAATGGCAACTGTGTGGACAGCTGCTCAAGCTCAGACCTGAACTCAGGCATCTGCTGAGTCATCTGCCAGTTCATGAACTTGACAAGGCGATCGGCTTTTTCTTGCTTTTTAAGGGTGACTTCACCAATGATCTTGTCTTTAGCTGGACCATCTGGTGGGAAGAGTTCCTTCATGACGCGGGCTGAGAAGTCCACGCATCCTTGAGTCAGCATTGGGTGCACGACCTTGCTGGCTCCAGTAAACGATGCGCCGCCTGGGGCATCATCACCAAGGCCTGTACGACGCAGACCTTCTTCATACTGTTCATCCCGCTTCTTGCGGGCTTCTTTGTCTTTTTCTAAGATGTCGCAGAGTTCTGATCCCAGGTTTGCTAGCTCCCAACTAGGCATCGTCTCAGCTAGGTTGGCGTAGAACTCGGATTCGGCTGGGGTTGGTGAGTCGTCAAGGGTAACCATTGCCCCACCGTCCTCAGTATCACGGACATTAGAGTCATCCTCAACCTCGTACATCTCACCGTATTCTTGTTCGTTGTCAGCCATTCAATGCTCCGGTTAGATCGCGTATGGGTTTACAGGCTTTGGCTTAGTATCCCGCTCAACTCTGTCTTCTGCTTTTCTGGTGACTGAGAGGCTATTGCGGTCTGCAAGCAATCTAAGCGCTTGGGTCGTTGAATCCACAAAGTCATCATGCTTGATTGATCCTTCACCATGGAAGCTGCATAGTTGCGAGATTAAAGGGTCAGCCCAGGAACGTGGGTTCCCAGGCCGTTTATCCGATTCTACTACCCAAATGAATCCGTGTGCAAATAAATGCGAGACCGCGTGCAAGCGCTGCAGCTTATCTGCACGGCCAGGATTGTAGGGATACGCCAGGATGTCCTCACGGGCCAGCATCTGACGCAGGCTGATGCCTGATCCTTTGTCCTCGATGATCATCAGGTCAGGCGACTTACCACCAAACATCGATTGCTTTGGGCCAATCAACGGCTTGATCATAGGCCTGAAGTCCTCGTCGCCATACCGAACAGCCCACTCTTTCTTGACCCGTTCGATTAGGCCAGGCAGCCCAAGGTGATCTTGCCAGCAGTCAAGCAGCAGGAAGGCTGGCTTCTTGTCGTGGCGGAAGACACCCCAGACCGAACATGCGGTTGGATCGGGATCGTGGCTCTTGCGATCAATAGACTTCTCCGTGAACGCCGTGTCAAGGCTCATGACGATGTAGTCAAGAGGCGGCAAGGGCTTGTCGGCTGGCCAGAGCTTGAACCAGCTTCGCTTGATGATACCGGTCTCTTCGGGGTCAATAACCTCGGCGTGGATCTCTTGTCGTCCAAGCTGCGTGCCTTCGTACTGTGTGATCTCAGCAAGAAAGGACTTTGCAAGGTTTGCGGCGTTGTCATAAGTAGACCCTCTGGTGACGTGAATCCTGCTGTTCTTTTTCTCAGCATCTTTGAGCAGCTTACGAACCAGCTCAATGGGCTTAGGAGTCGTGGTGATCACGACCCGTGGATCATCGCCCAGACGTAAACCGAACCGCATCATGTCCCAAGTCTCTTCGACGTACTGCCAAGCAGCCAGCTCATCGCACCAGACTCGATGGAACTGTGGACCGCGTAAACGACTAGGCTCCTCAGCCGAGAAGCCACGGATCGATGATCCGTTCTTCAAGGTGATCTCGCCAATGGACCTGTTGTAGTTCTCAACCAGGTAATGCGGGATGACCCCCATGATCCCTGATTCACCCTCAAAGCAAACGCCTCTGATGTCACCTGAGGTTGGCGCGATGACCCCGCAGCGAACTCCCGGGTTGTCGGCAGCATAGTTTGCTATGTCCTCGGCCCCGGTCCGGGTCTTACCGAAGCCGCGACCCGCCAAGATTAGCCAGATGCCCCAGTCGCCCGGTGGAGTAACCTGCTGCTCACGGGCAGTGGCTTTCCACTTTAGCTTCCAGGCAATGTGAGCCAGGTCCTCAAGGTCAAGGACAGAGAGATTCGACTGGATGGTCGTGATCTCAGCCTTGGAGAGGATCATTTGCCGCCAGCATTCAGTCGACCGATGAGGTCGGTGATTTGGCCAACTAGCTCGAGCCTCGCTTCAATGGGTCCGCCGTCAGGGCCTGTGATCTCGACCGACTTCTTCTTGGCGTGACCATACTGAACCAGTTCCTTCAAGCAATCCTTACGGACCAGCAGGTCGTGGTTAGGGTCGAAGGCCATCTCTGCCAGTGCCTCCAGTGGATCTCCATGTCTTTGGACGATGCGGTCGAAGATCTCTTGGCGGTTGACGTCACGTTTATTTGGGGTTCCAGCCTTGCGACCGGATCCAGCAGGCTTGACACCTTTCTGAAATGGCATAGCAGTGCTCCTTGTTTCTAAATTATTTCTATTGTAGATCGGACTGCGAAACCGCGTAAACAGGCGAGTCCAAATTCCCTATAGTATGTTTTCTAGACCATAACAGAGTGTATCAATACACTTAACTTTGTTTTTTAATATCGCTCGCTCGTCTTCTAGACTGCGCGTCTGATTAAAGGTTGTATTAATACACTCTGTTATGCCTAAAAATATCATCTATAGCTTTTTTGGTCTCCCTGGCTCCCGGGCATAGCATAACTTGCACAGAATATCGTATAATCTAATCCTCAACCTAGAAAGGATAACGCATGACCACCATGGGAAACTTATTTGACGAGGTCGAAGCTGAGATGCTCAGGCAGTTTAAGGCTCTAACACCAGAGCAACTGGCCGAAGAACAGCGGATCCGCAAAGAAAAGCGCGAGTATGAAGCCCAGCACACCGCGATCGAGACAGACGAGGACCGTGCAGACTTAAACGAATACCCTGAAGAAGAGGACGACTAATCATGAGCTACATCATTGCAAGCCTGCCTCCCTTAAAGTGTTTTGTGCGGCGAGAATTCCTGTACAACCACATTAAGGGCCACGGCGAATTAGAGCCAGCCATCTGGGTAAGCATCAAGGCCCTACGTGGTCAGGTCTTTCGCATCGAATCCTTGCTGCCTAACTACGGCGCCCTGTACGACAAGCTGCCGATCAGTGCCTACGTCTGGAAAGAGGACCACGGAGACTTGCCCATCGATACCCTGCAGCTATGGGATTGCATGGGCTACAGGTTCACAGTCTGCGAGAAGATCGGTCTTAGAAACCTTGGAGTCAAGTTCCTTGGCAAAGACAAGCAATGGCAGCACGGACGCTACATGTTCACCGTGGACTTCTGTGCTGACGGCATGGAGGCAGATACCGGCTTCACGGAGCAAGCTGAGGAGCACAAGAGCTTTAACTTTATCCGCTTGGACAATGGTCAGTTTGCCACGCAACCCAATAACCGCTGCCTGTGGTATGACCAAAGCCTCATTCCTGCTGACGTCAAGTTCCCAGATTTCCAGGCAGCCAAGGACTTTTATACCGTCGACGGAACCCGTAAGTGGTCCGCTGGCGACGACTGGTTTTACAGCATTGAGGAGAAAACAGCATGAGCCGTCCTATTGAAGCAACCGCCCCCTTAGACCTCGATACCGTCAAGATCATCGTATGGGCCAGTGAGCACGGCACAGGTCAGCCTAACATCAGTCGCCTGTACGACATGGAAGCAGCTGACGGCTTAGACCTCAGCCGCGGTACCTTCTTCAATGCCGTCAAGGGACGTAAGGTCACGCAGCACGTGATCGACAAGATCGATGAGTTGATCGCCATCAAAGGCTGGAGAGCCAAGTGGCTGGAACATTGCCGCGAGGAACACAAGAAGCGAGTCATCCGTGCCTTCGAAAGTCCACCGGCTTACTGCTCCGTATGCGGACACGGCTGCCCCAACTGCGGTACCTCCAAGTCAGAGCAGCGTCGGAAGGCCGTCTTCAACTACCTCAAGATGGATCCAACAGACCTTGGCTGCAAGGTACGTGACCGCGAAGAATAAAAAAAGGGGGCATCGAGCCCCCTTAAAATCCTCAACCAACTGTGTCGGCAACTGCTAATTGCGACCATTCATTGTAGATCTTTTTGAAGATCTACTAAACCATTTTGAACGTTTTTTAGTTCACGTCTCAACGCCGCGTTCTCTATCTCCAGGTCTCTTAAATCCTGCAGCTCCTTAATCAGGGCCTCTAGGTCATTTTTCTTCACAATGACATAGTCATCTATGGTATTTATGCTTTTATTGGCCTGAGGCTCATCTCGTGAGCCTAGGACATGTTTAATCCAGGCCTTCATATGTTTTTCTCCTTAAGTCTAGCCTCAATCTCCCTAATGCACTGCATCTTGTAAGGTGACAGGTCACCATCCCAACACTCTTCGATCTCTTTGTCAGTCAGCCCTACCCACTCACGCTGTGGTGGGTCAATGGTTTCCTGCAGCAGGTGTATGCCGCCATCGGGTCGAACAACCGCGGCAACTACCCCAATGCGCCTGTCTTTTTCCCAGTGCACCTTAAACGAATACTTAGGCGGCGAGGCTTCATCTTTTATCATTTTTATCCTTAAAAATAAATAACTGAACAGTGATGTATACCGCCAGCAGCATGACCCCACCGGCGAGCAGCAAGAGCAGGAAGATCTCAAGCATCACTTGCCCCTTTCAATGAAGAGACATTGGTTCTGATGGCTTTGGCCCTTGGCGTCAATGTAGTGCTCACCACACCCTGCCGCCCACTCAAGCAGCACAAGGACACAGAAGCACATGACGGCCATGCCAAACAAGGCTTGCAGCAAACACATGCCCAAAATCTTTAGGTATTTCATATCGTCTCCTTATGAAAAACAATGTGCAGCAAGTGCTTCAAGTCGCTGACACCGCCGTTGCAGTAATGCAGGTTGGGGTGCTTGCGGTACTTACCTTGCACAGAGTGGTTGATGAACTTCGTCATAAGGATAGTATGGTCTTTGACCATGGTGCGTAGACTTAGGGCCTGCTCTGCCGTTGCAAAGGTGAAGTCAATCCCTGGCTTGTAATTTCTGATGGTCTCCATTTGGCACCCATTTAGG